TTCTTGTCCAAATGAATTAAATGTAATTAAAAGTAAAATTATATTTAAGTATTTCATACTATCTTTGTTTACTTTGTATATCGTATAATCTTTGATCTATTTTATCAATAGTTTCTTTTATTTCCTCAACATCTTCCTGAGTGTCCATAATTGTTTGACGAATTAATTCATCTTTTAAATCATATTCAACTCTATCTATAACCGGCTCAGGTAATTCCATTGCTCTAGCAATATCAGCTTGCATTACAAAATACATGCTAGCTAACGAAACTACACCGCCAATTATTAAACCTATTGTTTTTAAATCTAATGTTACTTTAGTATCTTCCCCGATTTGCTTTGCCATTATCTTAGTGTTATATTTAGTCCAACAGACCCGTTATATATTCTACTATCCCAGAACTTAGTATATTCACCCTCGAAGAATACACCTATTGATCTGTTTAGTTTCCATCCAAAGTTTATACCAGCTTGAAAATCTTCCCATTGTTCAAGTTCTGAATCTTGTCTTAATCCACCTAATCCCCAGTTATTTCTATTTAAATAACTAAAATCTTCATCACCTTCAACATATTTATGATATGGCAATAAATAAGAACCATAAGCGTGAAGCCAGAAGTTTGACTTGAAATGATAAAAATCAAATCCGACTACAGGCGATATAACACCGAATGGATCTAATAAATCCCACTGTTCATTATTGTAACGATTAATTAATGATTCAAATATAGTATCACGGAACTGTAAATCTGTATAAGCTACCGTGTTTCCTTCTGGATCATACCAATAATAATCGTATACATCTTCACCGTCAATATTAATAGTAACCCATTGATCTGTATATCCGTATTGATAACCTAACTGGTACCAATAATTTACTGGCCAACCATTTTCATTTGTTTCATTTAACCATATTTCAATTGGATTATATCCATAAGCTCTTTCATGCGTACGATACATTGCACCTGCTGATAAACTAAACTTTTTACCAATAGGTAATTTAGCTCTAACTTCTGCTGATTTATATTTAAAATCAACTTTACCTTGTGCTCTACTTTCTAGTTTAACCATGTGGTATTTACCACTATGTTTTACAAAATAACGATGATTTTTAAATATCTCATCTCTGGATCTTTCTTTTTCTGTATGAAATACATATTCCAAACCTTTAACGGATGAATTAGGAGCTGTCATAGCTACGTTAGATTCAGTACCGTTATAGTAATCTTTAGCTTTTCTTTCATAATCAAATCTTGCTATTTTACGAATACCAAAACCATAACGATAATCAAAATCGTAATAATCTGTACCATCAACAACAACTGGCGGTGTGTATAAATTACCATCAGGGTTTGTTCTTACAAAATAATCTTTAGGATTTTCTCTTGGATTTTTAATATCACCTGCTACATATAATGTACCATATTTAAATAATTCATCATAAATAGATTTGAAAAATTTACCTTTTTTCTTTTCCTCTTGCGCAGTAATATTAAATGATATTAATAACGCTAAAATAGTTAAAATTTGTTTCATATTGTTAAGTTTGTATAATATATGTAATTACCTGTTATTTACGTCTTTTAACGTTTTTTACTCTCCTTGGCTTGCCTGCTGGTTGCCCTAATCGCTTTTTTTCTGCAATTTTAGCTCTTTTTTCCGAAGCAGACATTTCACCAGAAGTTTTAGGTGTTTTACTTGATACTCTTTTACTTGGTCTACAATAAGGTGTACCACGCTTTTCGCCCTTTCGTCTACCACATGGTTTACCTGTGCGTACATCAATCCATTTTTCTTTAAACCAACGTTTAAGTGCTAGTCCTTTTTTAGTTTTTCTTACTGCCATGTTTTCTTTTTAATGCCATTTTACATTTTTTAGCTATAGCCGCTTGTTGTGGCTTTTTACCATACTTAGCTCTTTGCTCCATAACAGTTAGTATCTGTATTTTGCGAGCATAAGGCTTATTAATTTTTTTTACTTTAGCGCAGGTTGCCCTAGCATCTGCAACGGTTGCATATTTAATACTAACTGTATCTTTTGGATTTTCGTCTGTATATAAACGTCTACTACTACCTTTAGGTTTTTTACCTGTGCCTTTTATTGGATCAGCCATTATTTAGGTTTTTTATGCCCGCACCCTTTTTTCTTTAATGCTAAATGTTCTTTGTATGTCATTGCTTTGGTTGCTGAACCATCTTTGCAATACATCATATGTGGTTTATATTTTTTTGCCATGATTTATTTTTTAGATTTATTACCCCAGTTAGCTGCTCCTACTTTTCTACACTTTGCTAATGCCCCGCTAGCATATGCAGAAGGAAAGACTTTATATCTTGCCTTTACTTTTTTGTAACACGCGTCTTTTGCCATAATTATTTTTTTCTTTTATATTTTTCTAAATGTTTTTTAAGTCTATCCTTAGCTTGTTGTTCTATAGATTTGGATTCTTTCTTTTGTTGTTTATCGTTATCTTCTATTCCTATTTCCCATGTAGACCAACCTAATAATAAAGCTATTCTTTGCCAAGTTTCTGTATCTTCTGCAAAAGCTGCTCTATAATTATCTATCATTCTTAATACTCTATCTGCTGGTACATTAGCTGTTGCGGCTATAACATTTGCTGCCATCATATATGCTGGATTATCTAATGAAAAACCTTTTTCTTTCATCTCATCTAATTGATAATCTAAAGCATATAATGCAGATCTAATTTTAGTTACTTTAGAACTTATAGGTGGCGACACTGTTAATAATTTCCATGCTGAATCTGCAAAATTAGGTCTTTTTCTTTTTGCTCTTCTTGCAACATCAATAGCAACATTTTTAGCAGTTACAACGGCAGCCCCATAAATACCAGTACCTCTAAGTATAGAATCAGCCATTCCTTCTGCTACAGAAATATATCTTTCTTTTGCTTCTTCATCATCTTCATCATCAAGTGCTATTGCAAATAAAGCTTTTTGTAACGCGTTAAACATAAAGTTTTGTATAGTTCCATAGTAAGCTATTTTTGATATATTAGTTTTCCAGTCACCTCTGCCAGCTGCTAAATCTTGTGCAGCTCTTTTCATAATTCTAGTATACTGCATTGGTGTATTACCAAATGCCAATACAATTCTACCCATAGGGCTAGCTTGTTGCATTGATATTCTATCAGGTCTAGAAGATTGTTGTGATTCTTCAGATATTTCTCTAAAATCTAAAAACGCTTTATTCTCAGCTTCTTTTTGAGACATACCTTGTTTTAAATATGTATTAACTCTATTTCTATAAAAAGCAGCACCACCATTAGCAATAGCAAAACTATCCGCCATTCTTGTAAGTATAAATCCTTTATTTAATAAATAACTTATAACACCTCTTACACCACCTTTGTTTGCCATATCTGCAATTTCACTTTCAGCAATATTTATTTTTAAACCACCTCTTCTTTCTCTTAAATAATCAGAATTAAATATCATTGAAAAATCTTTCCAATATTGTTTTTGATTAAGAAAAGCAGCTCCGGCTTTTAAAGGATTATTATCAGTCCAATTTAAAAAGTTAATTGTTGATATTGTTTGTAGCGTAGCTGTTCTAATATTTAAGAACATAATAACACCTACAGAATTATTAATCCAGTCTAACCAAGCACTAGTCTCAGCATCGCCGCCTGATCCTGTTCTATTTCGACCAGACTTCATTCTTTTTAATATATTTTTTAAAGCATTGACATAACTTTTGCCAAATTCACCTTCTAGCTTTAAGAACATGTCTTCGTCAAAAATAGTGTCAACGTTATTTTGCCATATTTCTAGATGTTTATCTCTTTTTTCAGTATTTAAATTTCCTAATAAATCTGTAGTTATATTACCAGCATTCCAATATTTATCTGCTTTTGGATAACCATCTTGTTTATTTATGGCTTTAAGTAATTTAGCAAATTCTAAAAAATCTGGATTATTGTTAACCGTATCAACTAATTGTTTATAAATAGTTTCTGAAAGTTGTAAGTCACTTGCAGAAATACCCATACTATTCCATATCCATATTCTAACCGCATCTTCATTTGTAAAATCACCTTTTAATATAGGTTCTTTTAATTTTTTAGGGACTTTAGAAAGTTTCTTTTTTAATGCTGTAAAATCACTCATTACTTGCATTCGTTCACGATTTATATTTTCCATTGCAACTGCATATGGATTAAGTAAATTATGTTTTAACCATTCTAATGCTTTATCTCCTCTTTTACCTTTAGGTAATAATGTATACATTAAGCCTAAAAAATCTTCAGCACTATGTGGTACAAAGAAATTAAACCTATTGTTTCTTTTTCCACGTCTTTTAGCAACTGCTTGTGAATATCTAGCGTCAGCAGGCAATCCTGTTTTATCTTCTATTATGATATTCATATCTTTGTTTAAGTCCCTTTCATTATATAATTCTGTTGCCTTTTGATTTTTTCTTTTTATTTCAACTAAATTATTAGGATCTATTACCCCTTCATATCTTGTATCACCTTCACCTGCTGTTTTTCTACCAGGTATTTTTTCAACCTTACTCATTGATTCTTGAGTTATTAAATCAACTTTGCTTTTATTAAGAATTTTTTCAACTTTTGTTAAAATTTCTTGTTTATTATCTGTAGAATTTACAGCCTCATATATTTCGTCTTGTAGTTGTTTTATTGGAGGAGTATGCTCATATTTTTTCTTTCCTTTTTTATTTTCATATTTATTTAATTTACCAACTAATCTTAAAGGTGAATCAATATGAAAATTTTGTATACTAATAAAATCTATAACATCTTGTTTTCCATTATTTTCTAATAAATAATCTATTTCAGAAAGTATATAAGACTTATATTCTTCTGATCTTTCATCCATTGCATCAACTATTTCTTCATAGTATGCTTCATCTTTTGTAGCTCTTCTATGATCCGCTGGCCTACCTGCAATTTGTAATATTTTTTCTCCTTTAAATGCAACTGTTTTTCCACCTTTAACTGCTTTTATAGTAAATTTTAGTTCTTTTAAATTTATACCTAATTCTTTTTGATAATAATTATAAGCTGCTTCAGCGGTTTGGCCTTTCCAAACATTATTTGCTCCGGGTTTTTGAAATGTTTGACTTATAGTTTTAAAAAATCTAAATAATATATCTTGCTTAGCTTGAACAGAATCAGCTTTACTTAACTTAGATTTTAAATTTTTTATTTGAACATTTATTGAATCTTTAAATCTTTCATTTGTAATTTTTATAAAAGTTTTTTCAATACGTTTTTCAAACTTATTTGTAACTATATCTTCTAAAGTTACAGCAGCACTTACTTCTTTTACAAATTTATTTTCTAATTTTTTATTTAAATTTAATTCAGACGCTACTTGTTTAATAACCTGTGGCTTAGCTTTCTTAAATGCTATACCATTCTCTAAAGCTGACTTAATACCTTTAGCTATTTTTAAAGCTATATCTCTAACTGCATCCGCAATAAATACACCAAAATCTGCTGTTAAAGCACCAGGTGGTTTAATAGGTGTTTCTAAAACTTTAATAACTCTATCAAGCCTTTCTATAACTTTTGCTTTGATATTTGTAGGTATTTCTTTACCTAATAATTTTTGAACTTCAGTAAATGATTTTTGAACTTCCGTATCTTTTATAACAGCTTTGATACCTTTTTTACCTACAGCATGTGCTAATATTTTTGTATATGTTTTCTTTCTTTCAACTAAAGTAGTCATTTTACCCTCGGTAAAATATTCTATAGCTTGTTCTCTTGTTGGTGTTTGATATTCATATCTACCCTCACCAGCTGCTGTACCTGTTTTCATATCAGCCCTACCAACTTTCTTGCCTTTATATATACCTTTTAAGAATTTATTTTTAATTCTATTATAATCTTTATTACCTGATTCTTCAACCAATGCTAAGAAATCATCTATGTCTTGCTCTAACATTTGTTTCCATTCCGCAAGATTAGTATTATTTAGATTACCACCTAATTTTTTATATATAGCTTCAAAAAATTTACCTTCCGATGCTTTTTCAACTGCTGTTAAAAATGGGTTTTTATCTCTTGCTACTACTTCAGTTAGTCCAGGTAATTTACCTTTTAATATTTGTTTAGCTGCTGTGTTTATTGCTTCTGATTCTAAACCTGTTTTTTCAAACATTCTATTTTCAGTTATAGGTGTAGCAGATTCTAAATTTAAATCTTCTTCTGTAACTAATTCAGAAACTATATCTCCTTTTCCAGTTTCTATTGCTTGTTCCTGTGCTAATTGAATTTTAGATATATCAGTCTTACCTATTATTTCACCATCTTTAGTTTCAACCTGAGCTTCAAATATACCTGCAATTCTTTTAGGTAATTCTCTTTGTATATATGCACCAAATGGAACACCTAATGTAATATCATAAGTATTTATTAACTTACCAAATTCTTCATTAATACTTTGTGTAAAATCAGCCTTAGTTAATTCTGTGTCAAGATTTGGATTAAAAGATGAATTAATTAATTTATTTAAAAATCCTGAATTATTAGCAAATAAATCATTTTTAGCTTTTTCAACGGCTGCTTCGTTTTTACTAGTCTTTATAATTTTAACAAGATCTTCATTCTTTTTAGCTATATTTTGATTTTTTACAGATATATCTGAAATCTTTTTATCTAAATTTGCTTTATCTTCTCTAAATTTTTCTAACAGTGTAGCTCTAGCAATATCAAATTCTTTCTTATTTATAGTTTTATCAACTCTTAATTTTTTATTTAATGCATTAATATCTTGGTTAAACTTCTTAGCCAAGTCAGACATAGAACTAATTTCTTTTAAATCTGCTTCTGATACAGCATTTATTTGTTGATTACCATTAGATATTATTTCACTAATTCTTAATTTTTTTGAAGCGATTGCAGCATCAATATTTTGTTTTATATCTTTATCTTTAACATTGAGTTTTTGCTCTTCTAATTTTGCTATTTCTAAAGATAATTTATCAATTTCTTTTACATCTTGAGGCGAACGCAACTGGCTAGCTGCATTACGTATAGACATAGGCGCTAATGTACCTGTTAGTAGCCCTACCGCTTCTGGAGATATTATAGCTGCACTTGTTGCTGCTATTGTAGCTGCTTCTCTAGGACTTGCTGTTGCGCCTGTTGTTACACCTGCACCTCCAACAAAACCTTGTAAGAGACTTTCTATACCTTCTTTACTGCCTAAATATTGAAATAATTCTTGTGCAGCTTTATCATATTCTTTTTTTGCTAATGGTATTTCAACAGATTCTAGTGCACCTTGAAAATATTCTGTAGCAGCTTCTTTACCACCCGCTACAAGTCTACCTGCTATTTTTCTTAATGTGCCTCCTTTTATTCCATTTATAGCTTTACTTACCCCTTTTAAACCAAATCTTTCAGCCGCACCTGCCGCCCCACCTAATACTAAAGGCAAATAAAATTCTGCATCTTCGCTATTCATTAAATCAACTGGATCAACCCCTAATCTTTCAGCTTTATCAACATTAATTCTTCTAAATGAATCTGCAAAAAAGTCTGTCATTATACCAGCTCCACCAGTCATACCACCAATAAGCGCGGAAGAACCAAAAGAAGTTATAGCGTTTACAGTACCAGCTAAAAGCTCAGCCATATCGCCATTTTTAAAACCATCATACAAACTCCCAGTTCTACCTTGTAAGCTTTCTAATCTGTTTAATTCATTTAATGCTACTTGAACATCGTCATCACTCATTCCAGTTTTCCACCAATCTCCTATATTAGGATTTTCTACAAATTTATCAATAGCTTCATCACCAAGTATTTTAGTAAATATTCCTCTTGTAGCTAATGTTAATCTTGGTTCAAATCCTTTAATTCTAATCATTGCATTTTCTATAGAATTTATCATTTTACCAACAGAAGTATTAGCTCTTTTTTCAGTTCTTTCTTTATAAGTTAAACCGTCTTCTTCAAAATTATCTTCATAATATTTAAAAACAATATCTTGTTTTTGACGTCTCTCTTCTTCAGAGGCATATCCACCGTATTTATTTATTTCTTGTTGAAGTGCAAAGTCTCTTTTACTTACTCTTTCTATTTCCTCTCTGTTTAGTAATTCCAACAAAGTATCTTCCGAAGGAGACTCCATATCGGGTGCTGCAGTTCCCTCCACAACCGCACCCTGTGCTGTGGGGTTTTGAAAATCCTGTTCTTCTGCTATTTGTTTAACTTCTGGATTTTTTTCTAAATATTCAGATAAAGTTAATCCTAAGCTATTTGCAGTTTCTATTACATCTTGCAATGTATATTGTACACCATTATATTGAAACATAATTTTATTTATTTATTAGTTGGTAACCCACCAGGAGCATCCTCCCCTAGCAATTCAATCATACCTCTTCCGCCTAAAAATATAGCTGTTGTTGCCATTAATTCAGAAAGATTACTTATATTAACTTCTTGTTTAAAAGCTTGACCTGCAAAAGATTCTTGTCTACTTACTAAATAATATTTTCCATCTTCACTGTCTTTTTGTATTTGTCCAAGTCTACCTAGTAAAGCATTATAATTTTTTAATACATAATCAATATCTGGTTGAGTAATTGGACCAAATTGAGTTTTAGTTGTTTTTATAGCGTTTTCATTAATTCTTCTCATTTGATCAATTAAAGCCTGATTGGCTTTTTGTGTATCACTAACGCCAGTATTTTTTGGTACTAAAGATTTAGTATTACTTATTACTTTACCACTCAAACTATTTACCATGTCTTCAGCTAATGCATTTCTAACTAATGCATTTTGTTCATCAGTATTTTGCCAAGAGCCTAATCCATTACCCATATTATCTTCAAAGTATTTTCTTTTTTCATCTCCTACTAAAATACCATCTAACTTACCATTTTTAAGAACATATGATTTAATTTCATCTCTTTTAGTTTCATCAAATTTTACTATGTCTCTTCCATCTTCGCTTATAGACGTATGAAGTCCTTTTCCACTAGAATTTGCAGCTAAAGCAGTAATTTCAGCATTATATAGTTTATTTAAACTTTGATTATATGATAATTCTGGTGTATAAAATCTAGGATCACCAATAGCTCCTTGTAAACTAATATCAATTCTAGAATCTTCTTTTCCAATATTTTCAGACCATGTAGCAACATCTAGCATAACTTCTCCATTTTTCCCTGTACCTATAAATACATTGCCATCTCTTAAAGCTCTTCTATGTATTTCTGCTCTATATGCTTCTGGATTATTTCTTAATAATGACAAATCAATATCTTGACCGTTATTCATTTTAGAAATAGTAGTTATTTGTTCTTTAAAAGTACCTAAATTAGTTAATAATGTATTATAATAATTCATTTTTTCAAGATATGTATCTCTATCTATTTTACCTAATTTATAATCTCTTACTACGTTACCATATCCTTCTTTTTGTTCTATAATCCATTTTTGATTTTGAAGTCTAGCTTTACCTATATTTTCATTTAAAGCTGCTTGATATTTTTGTTCTGCAATAGCTGATGTAGTATCTGCTGCTTCTAGCTTTTGTTTTTCTTCTTTCTTTTTTTTCTTTTTGCCGGCTATAATCCCAGCGGCAAGCCCAGTTAAGCCCTCCCCTAATCCACCTTTATATTTTACAGGTGTTGGATTTGCATATTGACCGTAATTATAATTTCCGTAACTAACTCTTGGTAAACTCATATTTTATTTTTTATTTTAACCAGTAATAAAAGCTCCTGCTAAACTTGTTAAATTAGAACCCATTGAACCCATTGCATCCATTCTTTGCTGACTATATTGCTGTTGTAATCCTGCTAATCTAGCTATATTTGCAACTTCTCTTCCTTCTCTTGCTTGGAACATAAATGTTCTACCCATTACATCTGCATCTTGTACTCTTTGTGCTTGATCTAATCTTAATTGCTGCAATTGTTGTTCACCCTGAGCCCTTAGTTTTGCATTTGCTGCCTCTTGTTGTTCAATTGTAGCTGCAACACCTTGCTTACTTGCTAAAGCTGCTTGAGCTAAAGCAGTAGCGCCACCAGCACCAGCGCCTGTGCTTCTAATGGTATCTAATGTATTAGCTAAAGACATGTCTGCTTGTTCTGCTTGCATTTCTGCTGCTCCTGTTGCAACTTGTAAATTTGCAAATGGATTACTCAACATACCAGATAAGTCTGATACATTTGAGTATGGATTAATAATTGTTTGTCTACTTGATAAAGCTGCATTTAAATCTCGCTTTGCTTGATTTGCTTGTTCTCTCGCTTTACCGGCTGCTATTGCGCTAAATACTGCCATGTTATAAATTTTTAATTATTTCGTGCGATGGTTTTTTATCAATATTCCATCCTAAATCTTCATGTATTTTTAATAAATTTTTGTGACGTACAAAAGAAAATATATGTTTTATACCCTGATCTCTTAAAACGGTCTCTGTAGCTTGAATTAAGAGCCTTATCGCGTCTTTTCTGTCACTTTCTCTATATTCTGGGTTAGATACTACCCAATCAAAAATAGCGGTCTTAGAATTCGTCATATAAACATAAGCCGAAACTATACCAACATTGTTTTTTTCTACTATAAAACCTGTATCTGGCAAAAGTGTTTTAGGCGGAGCTTCCCAGCCTGGCCACCAATCCCACCATTTAACTAATGTTTCATAGTCTGACTCTTCGAGTCTGCGTATATTTAATTCCATTTAACTTGATATTGTAACATTATGTGAAACTGAGAATAACTCAACTTCATTTGTAGATGTGTGTTTCATAGTTACATTAGCAGTAGTACCTTTTATACCAGATACTCTTACTCCTGATATTTGCCCTAACACACCTGCATTTGTATTCATTAATTGTGAATAATATTTACCTTCTTTGTCAACAAACTTTGAAACTATATCGCCTGTTGTACCATCTGTTGAAGGTAATACTTTTGTAGCATATGCCCCATAATCTGTATTTGATCCTGTCATTTCCCAACCAGGTGAACCTTCATAATTTATTGCTGAAAAGTTTTTAACATCGCTAGGATTTGCATTTGCAACAAATGTTACTCTAGCATTTACTGTTTCGCCATAAAATGTATTATAATTATTGTTAACATAATGTTCCCATACATTATTATGATATAAGCTGTAAAATTCTTTATTTAAGCTAAACATAAAATCTGGTTTATAATTATAAAAACTTACCCAGCCTTTTACACTTTCGTCATATGTCAATGTGTCATATGTCCCCGATATATTAGCACCCTGTAATGATATTATATATTCATCTGAGCTATCATCATAACCACCTACAACTTTATCTGCTAATTTTAAATTATCTTTGAAATAATCACGCATTCCTGCTGCTGATATTTCTGTAATACCATCTCTTGATAATCTTAATATTGCACCTCTAGATTTATCGGCAAAATATTTACGAGCACCTTTTATAGCAAAACTTTCAGGATTTTGACATCCATATTTACCTAAATAAGGTACTATTTGACCTATAACTTTTGCTCCTGAAGCTGTTAATTGACCTCCTTCTGCTGTAAATAAAGCATCTTTGTCAATTAAAGCATAACTTACTTTATCTTCTTGTAGTATATTTAAATTTGTGTCTTCAGCATGTAATCGTTGTATGCTGCCATTTGCTGGGTCAACTGCTCTAGTTATATTTTCAGCTGCATTAAATACATTTGTTTTATTTACATCTGTTCTTGAATTGTATACACCAGAATATATTAATGCGTTATCACGTCTAGTTTCTGAATAATTTTCATCGACTAAGTGTGCTTTTGGTCCAATACTAACGAAATCTTCATTAAATCCGCCTTTTATTCTTGACTCCTCAATATATGTTTTATTATTTGCATCTGGTCTAAGAATAAATGTATTAAAAAATTGTACTTCTAAAGCGTAATTAGGCATAATATTATTATTACATGTTTTATTAATAAGTTAGCACGCACCAACATCGCTAACAACCCCTGATGAGTTTGTTCTAAATCTTGATTTTTGATCACTTGCTCCAGCAGGATCTTGTGCCATTGAATGATATAAGTTTTGCGAATCAAATACAGTTGTTCCGGTGGCTGTTGTATATACTTTATCGCCATTAGCAGGTAAAGCACCACTGCCATCATGATAAACTTGTACTGCAGCGGGTTCATTACAAGCTAAAGTAGTTGTGCTTTTACCAACAGTTGACCTGTAAAAAGAAGTTCTTGTAACTGTTACAACACTAATACTTAAATTACCTGCTGCTTGTAATCCACCAGAATCAGATACAGTAATTTGTAATGTATAACTTTCACCTGTTGTTACTGTTCCGGCTGTACTTATAACACCTGTAAATGAATGTATTGAAAATTTACCTGCTGAATTACCATTGGTAATTGCATAAGTTAATCCAATATTATTACTTAAACTAGTTGCACTTCCATTAACAGCAACAATTGTTCTTATTTGTGTTCCGCTAGGTGTGCTTGCCCCTAAGTCCATACTTCCAGTGCCGCTAAATATGGCTGGCGCTACATTTAATAATTCTATAGATAGATTTTCATTAAATGTATTTCCTGCATTGTCAGTAACTTGAATTGTAACTGTAAAATCATCTGTTGGTTTATTTTTATGTATAAATGTTGTAGCTGTTTTTAAATTAGAACCTGTAACTACAAATTCACTTGTTCTATTATTACCACCGCCATCAAATACTTCTACTAAAGCATAACTTTCACCACTTAATTGATTACCAGAAGAATCATTTGCTGTAAGAGCACCAATAGTTGTTCCTGAATTAGCACTTTCTAAAAATGTATTTGAACTAATAGTTATTTGGCTAGGTAAAGCGCCTGTTGCTGCTAATATAGATTCATTTAAGTCAGATATTAATCCAGCTGTTGATGTTTCATAATATATATCTAAAGCTGAATGCACAGGTTTTGTTTCTAAAGTTACTAAATTACCAAAAGCTGCTGCACCTCCAGAATAATTAAAACCTAACCCATCAGGTAATTCTGCTAATAAAGGGTCCGTTATAGATTTATAAAAATCAGGCAATAGTTCATCACCACTTGCCCCTGTAAAATTCTGTACAGTAGCATTGTGTTCACTTGCTTTCCCAATTGAAATAACACTTATAAAATCATTATCAGGGTTTTGGAAATAATTAGTTGTATATTGTATTCTAGGTAATAGCTGAACTTTTGAGCCCGCTAATCCTGTTTCTATACTTACATCCGTAATATCTCTTGGGACTTTATTTATATTATCACCATATAACACTAGCCACGATTTTTTATTTGCAGCTGGTATATTATCAATTAGATTAGGTGCATACACATTATAATATTCCTGATCCGGTTGTTTTACAACAACTTTATATGTGTACCAACCTAATGGATTTGTTTCAGCATTATATAAGTCTTGTATTGTATTGCTAAAATCTAATTTTAATACTGAATGTTTCCAAACATCATCATAAGACCAAGTTGCTCCTCCAACACCCGGCGTAACCCCAGGCATTCCGGTTGAAGCAGTATCTTGTGGTTTAACAAATGTTGTTGATACATCTGGTAAAAATACTGTAGATTGTCTACCATATCTATCTGATAAAACCAAACCTACAGAATATTCTCTTACAGATTTTACAGAAGACAACAAATATGAATTATTTATTTTTTCTTGATTACCATTATTTACACTAAAAGCATTTGATGAAATTGCTTGTGATAAAGGTCTGTTTTGTTTAAAATTACCATATATTATTCTGTTGCCCGACATTTCTTGTGTATGCGCTTTTATAGGCACAGAGTCCATTACTCTTGTAATTTCATTTGATGGTAATGTTTTTATAGGTTTAGATGCGTTATATATATATGAATAGCCATAAACTAATCTACCTTTATTATTTGTTATAGGTTCAACTCTATGTGAATATGTAGTTGTATTGTTTAAAGGTATTGTTTCAACAACTTTTACTGCTAAACTATTTGCTTCTACATATACTATTTCTATTTTTTTAATATTTAATGGATTTGTATATGTTGCTATAGAATCAAAAAAGTATAATCTTTCTTTTGGTACAATTGAAGGTAAAATTCTTGTTGTTGTTGTTAATGTTGAATTTGGGCTAGCTATTGATAAACTATTAACTGTATATTCATCTCCTCTTGCTGTTAATACTTTATCTCCATTTGTAATAGGATTATTGCTTGCATCATCTTGATATACACCATGAACAGTGTGTGATAATCCAATTAAGTGAGAATTAGGGACTACAGTTGATGGTCCTGCATCTACTGCACCTATACTATATTTACTTATATTTGTAGGTAAATCAATAAATAAATGAACTCTATTTATTGCATTTTGCATCGAATCTACCGTTGTATTTTTATAAGCATTATTTCTATCTGTAGCAGAAAGTAAACCTGCTTCGCCACTTAAATAAGACCCTCTATTTATAGTTTTACCTTTACCAGGAATAAAGCATGTTTGTGTAAATGGAGATATTACAGAATATTCATTATTTTCATATTGAAATCTATACCCAAATTTTACGAACTTGTCTTGTATATGTCTACTGTTTTCAATTAATTCATTGCCCGTTAAAGTTATAACTATATTTGTACTGCTAAAACCTACAGGAATCCATGGTACAGTAGGAGTCATAGTTATGGTATCACCTGGTTTAAATCCGTTGCCTGGAGATGTAAAATTAATTTGTGTTATAGCACCGCCGCTAACTGTAACATTAAAAATAGCATTTTCTCCATCGCCACTTGTTGATACACCTGAATCAGTTAATTCAACTTCATGAGTACCGTTTGTTAAATCACTTCTATTAGTACTACCTAAAATATTAGTTCCTAAATTACCAGATATTATTGTGCCGTTAGCAGCTTCCATTTTTACTTTAGGTGCTGAATAAGGCATATATTGTGCAACACTAATTTTATCTTCAAAAAAATCATTATCAATATATGTATTACCATTTATAGCTAAATCAATATTTATTCTTCTTGGTTGATTATAATTATCTGTCCAAAATAATAAATTATTAATTAAATTAACATGATGTATATGATGTCTTTTTGAAAAGTTTAGTTTATCATTATCAATTAATACTGTAGGTGGTATATTAAGTTTGGTGTTCATGTAATATATTCTACATGTATGTGTTAAAGTAAGTGCCACCCCATCAAGAACTGTTTGTCCGCTTTGTATTTTATTCAAAAGGACTGTTGCTGTATTATTTGAAATACTTACAGATTGAACAAATGTATCTGCTACAACACCTGTTCCAGTAACTTTCATACCTCTTTCAATTGTATAATTAGAAGCATTAGATATTTCAATAGTTGTATTAGGTGCTGAATCATCATCGTGAGTTACATCATTAGCAGCAACATTTATTGTTTTTGTATATGTTGTATTTAATATATCATCACTTGTTGATCCTGTAAAGGAAGTAACAAACCAAAATATATATCCTTCTAATGAATCTGCATAATAACCTACAGTATCTAATAGAGGTTCCCCATCTCCTGTACTATTATTTGGATGATATTCTCTAGGTAGTGATAAAGTTGCAGAACCAGATGCATAATCGTTACCTTTAACATTTTGTACAGTACCTACATCTGAATTTTCTGATTTAGAAATTCTAATGTTAAAACCGTCTCTATACTGACCGTTAGGTAATAATCTGTCATCAAGGTCTTTGTTCATTTTACCTTGAATAAAGTTATTCTTAATTTCTGGCATATTTATTTTATTCTTTTAGATTTACCCCTCATTACTTGTGCAAGCTCACCTAATTTTATATTTGATAATCTAAGTTTTGCATTACGCATTGCCGCTCTTCTTTCTTTTCTAAATCTATTTATAATATATTCAGGAAAAGCTTGTCTACCGCTAGCTATTGCATAAGTTATATATTTGTATATTGCATCTTCAGCTAATTTATGTACTTGCATTTCTGCGTCTGTGCCCATACCATCTGATATATATTTTATAGTAATTATTTTATTTACTAAATTACTGCTAAATGTAAATTTACCATTAAGTTCGTCTATTGCAAATACACCATTCTTTTGTGCAAATTGTGGGTCTAATCCATATCTTTTACCAAACTCAGCTATTCTTTCACCTGCTCTTGATGAATCGTATTCAATATCTTCATTTGAATAAGCACCTGTTAAATCATTTACATCAAGATTTGAAAATCTATCTTGTGTTACAGATTTAGAAACTAATAAGCTATCGTCATCATCAAATAAATAGTTACCATCATTATCTTGTAATATAGCTTCTGAAGGTACTGATGTATATCTTGCAGGATGTATTATATGTTCAATACCACCATTATCAACAATAGATAGTTGCACATAATTTACATAATCTTGCGGCATAGGTATTGATAAACTACTGCTTACCTCAACCTCCTGTATTTTTTCAACCCTTGTTATATCATAGCTAAATTCTTGTATACCTCTTTTAGCATGAAATAATACGTCTGTTCTTTTTACTGTAGGTATTAATTTACCGTCACCTACATATCCCATCATATAATTATTAACTATATTTTGTAAAGATATATATCTATAGTCGCCAGTTCTTTGTTCTGTTAATTCAACAATTAAAACATCCCCAGCTGTTCTTCCAGATGAAAAAGTAATTTGACCATTAGCGGCATTATATGTATATAAGTTATCATCAACTTCTGATGTATTTATAAATATTTTAAATTTTGATTCCGCTGTTGGTAAGGGATCAAAAGTTAATGTAAACACCGTTTGTCCTGCTGTAGCTGTAAATTTTTGACTAGTATTATAATACTGATAGTGTGTTTGTGTTATGAATCCCATCTATTTTAATTTTCTAATTGTATTTTTTTTGCTTCTTCTTGTGATGCTCCTTGTATAACTGCTGGATCTTCTATTACCAATCCTGCATATTTTAATATACCTAGCACTAATTGTACTCTATCAGATTCATGTAATGTAAAATCTACATAACCTGTTGTTGGTGTTACACCGGAACCAGTACTTGTTGAATATGTTAATACACCAATACCAGAGGATGTATATGCCCATACCACATCAGCGGGTGTTTTAATATATTCAAGTTTTAAATTACCTAATGCCCAACTTCCATCAGTTAAGGCAGGCTCAACAACAATATCTGTTGCTCTCTGATAATATACAGGAAATGATGTTGTTGGTTTTGTTAAAGGTGAAGATAATAGGTAAGATAATGTTTTTTTATCAACTTTTTCTAACTCTAATGTTTTATTAGATACACTAATTGATATTGTTCTATATAGGTCAGTTGGTAGAGTACCAACGCCATTACTTAATGTAATATCAGCAAATGCATAAAAAGGATCGAGCTTTTGTTCTATTCTTTCGGGTATATTGCCATAACCATTAACAGCCATACCTCTTGTATGTTTTACAACTGCACGATTGTAATCATGAAAATTTTGATCTAGTATATCAAGTTGAACTTGTGATCCAATTTTATTAAATTCTTCAGGTGTAATATAACCTCTTCCTTCTTTATTTAATATTGATAGTACTGTTTTATATACGTTATCAACTGATATTGCCATAATATTTTTTTTATATAATGATTAAGCCGCATATAGCGGCCTAACCACTATAAACAACTTATTTAAGTTTTTTCTCTACTACTTGGAAAACTTCAATACCTTCATCTGTTCTAAACCATGCAGCTAATGCTGAATATGGGTTTTCATCAAACGGTACTGTTAATAGTTTTCTATCATTTTTAGCCCACTTAAAAGTTCTATTATCATTAGATAAAGTTATTATGCCTCTTTCTACAGCTTTAATACCTATATTTCTAATATTAATATTTTCATCATTTGCTAATTCTAAGAATAGTTGCGGATTATTCCTAGCCATTATAAATAAATCTCTTTTAATTTCTTTAGAGCTCATCTTAGATACTTTAGAACCAGCATCTGTTCTTACTATTGCTTCAGCTTGGTCGATATCCATTGCCATAGCCGCTTGAATAGCGTTAAATTCTAGTTCCATATAATTCAAATCATCTTCAGCCGCTGCTTCTTCATTTGTTTCAGCATATGTATGATTTAAATGTGGGTGATATAATGATAATATTTGTTGTAATACAACTTTTTCTTTAGGAACAAATAATACACCATCTCTAAATATAATATGCTCAAGTCTTGCATTACCTTTAAATTCATCAACAAAAGGTGTTTTTTGATTTGTTGTATATTTTACTTCTCTTTCATAACCTAATTCTTTATCAAACCACATAATGTTTCTTGATTTAAGAATATATACTATAGGCGAATTATCTCCTAATAAATAATATTGTCTATCTTTATATTGCCACTTAGGTTTTGTTTCTTTTTTTGGTGGAGCAACCACTACTGGTTTTTCAACAGCCACCTCTGCTATTTTCTTTTTTGCCATGATATAATATAATAAAAATTAAACAAAAGGTACTGGGTGCCGAAGCACCCGTTACCTTTAATAAATGTTACTTAAATAACACAAAGTTATTAGCAGCTTGAGTTACTAAACATCTTTCTGATAAATAGTGTACTTCCATCTTATCATCTCCTGTTGTAGCAGCCCCACCTACTGAACCTGTAATCCAAGATTTCATTCTTCTGTCATCCGCCTCAGAAGCTCTATATCTTACATGTAAGAAAGGTCTTCTAATGTTTTTACCCATAATTTGGTCATAAACAGACGATGTCCCAGCTGGTACCAAAATACCTTTGATATCCGCGAACAATCCTCTTGTAGATTTGTTATTTAAATATTTCCAGTCAGTCTTATAGAAATCGTATGATCCTCTTCTAAATCCTCTAAATCCAAGGTTAAGTGCCATATCTTCTGAGTTTTCAAAAACACCAAAAGCAGTACCACCTGCAGATCCAGCAGAAATATTAGCTAGAGCGTCATCCATTAATAAGTTAGCAGATCTATTTAAGAATAACATATTTTCTTCAATAGCTCCTTGCTTATCTAATTCCTTTAAGATTAAGTCAAAGTCAGAAATAACATCGCCTACAGCATCAAATGCGTTTGTAGCAACAATACCTCTAGACTCAACAGCTTTAAATAAACCTTCAGTTCCTGAGTTTGCTCCTAAGATTGAATCAGTGCCACCAGCTGATACAGATTTTTCTGCTTCAACCATAGCCATTTCTAAATAATCTTCGAATCTTACTCTTGTGTCACCTTCAGCTTTTAAATACCATAAGTAACCTGCTTGTCCAGCCTCACCACTTACTTCTACCCAACCAATTTGAGCAGTATCAGAACCAAAGATTTCAAATTTATCTTTTAAAATAATTGGTTTGTTAGTAAATGATTGGAATTCTGGAGTAACAGCGCCATCCATGGCACCAGCTCCTTTTACAAATTCAGACCCATAAACAAAGAATGAACATGTATTAGTGTTAGTGTCATCTGCAGTGTCAAAGCCAGAAACAGCACCTACTGTTGCACCTCCTGAATAAGGAATTACAGTTAAAGTAGTGTTGTCTGCAGCCACCGCTGAAACATAACATTTAATAATTGTTGGTGCAGTTTGATTATCGGATAAAACAATAGTTTGTCCAACTCTTACCGCGTGAGTTCCACTACTTGCAATTGTAATAACCCCTGCATTAGTAATTGAAGCTCCTTCATAAGCTAAGTGCAATCTACCTTGCTCAGACCAAACAACTTGATCAGAAGCCATAGGCATTTCAGCACCTACCATTCTTAGGAAAGAAGAAATACTTCTGTTCCCGTATCTTTCCACTTCCTGAGCATATAACTCTGGTAAATACTGCTGAGACCAGTTAGCCCCACCACTACCGTGGAAATTTAAATAATTACTCGTTGTAGCAACTTTACTCGCATAAGGAGTAAATTCACTAGGCAACGAAAAACTTACGTCTGCCATTTTAAATAATTTTTAAGTTTAATTAATAGTTTTTAAGTTTCAATTTCAACCCTGAACTATTATCTCCACTAATTGCTTTAACTTTAACACCGCCAGTATCAACATAACCGTCAGATGTTTTTCTTGGGTCCATGTTAATATTCTTAGCGTTTGCCGACATTTCTTTTATTGCATCGGATTTACCTTGCTCATAAAAATGTTTTGCTAAAGCATCTGGATTTGAAGCGGCAAATAAGGATTTGTGAAAGTCTTTAGCGTTAACCATCATTTGATTTTTGTCAACATATTTATCAAAAACATTTGATAAATTACTATTTTCCTTCGCCTTATTAACATCTTTAATATTGAAACGATATTTTTTGTCTCCAACATTGAAGTTAAAACCTTTAAATTCATTGTTAAATACTTTATCAGTTTCATTTTTAAAATGTGATGTTTGCTTCGCCAATAATTCATTAGCTGATTTTTGCTCGTCATTATAGCGGTTAAAAAATTCTATAGCTTTTTGCTGCTCCGGTAGTAACTTAGAACCCAACTTGACTTCTTTGTAATACTTATCCTTCAACCCTGTCAAAAAGTTTTTAGCATTCGCAACCTCCTCCTTAAGAGCTAATTTTTTTCTACGCACGTTTCTTTCATCGTCTAAATCCTCATCTACTGAAAATTTATCTTCCATTAAAAATTGAATTTCTTCGTATGAAAGATGTGGTTTAGTTTGTTTATAATACTCAACTAATAGAGTATCATCATCTACATTAGAATAATCTGCATTTAATCTAGCGTAATCTTCTATAGTTCCGCCAGTTTCTTCCATAAATTTAACTAATTCCTGTATATTTTCAGGTAAGTTTATTTCTGGTTCTTGTGCTTTTTCTTCCTGTAGTATTTCTTCTTGTTCCGGTGTGGGCTCGGCAACTTCATCGCTTCCTTCCACTCCTGTATCGTTAACTGTATCTGCTTCATCTGTAACCTCTTCTATTATCGGGCTTTCTTCTTCGCGTACTTCTTGCAGTCCCACTTCGGCTTCTTTCCCAGCTTCTTCATTCTCGCTGCTTCCGCGTAGCACGCCATCTTCTGTTTCTTGTTCTTGAACGGCATCTTCTTGTGGATTTTCGTTAAACTTTGTTAGATCAATCTTGTACATACCGTCATCTTCTACGGTAACGCCAGCGTTTTCTAACACCTCTTGTTCTTCTTGTGCTATAGATTTTGGTTCGTCCGCCTCTACAGCTTGTACTTTAATTTCTTCTGCCATAATAAAATATTATATAATTATTAAAAAATTTATCTTGGTTCAAATTGTTCTAAACCAAACCCACCTAAGTTATCAAACCCAGCAGATTCAAAATCTTTTGGTGGTTTACCAGTTTTTCTCTGGTCTATAAGCTCGCTCTGTTGAGTAGCCTGTATTTTTGTTCGTTCGTCTTTACGATCTTCTTTGTACTTCTCTTTATTTTTAATTACATCTGCTTCAGCTTCTTTAAGCTGTACATTCAATTGAAATTCAAATTCCATTAATTCTTTCTTAATTGCAGCTTCTCTTTCTAGTTTTTGAATATCAAATTGTGTTTGTGCTTGTGCAATTTTTACTTTGCTATCAGCAATACCTTGTTGCTTTTGCATATCCGCTGCTGCTGCTGCTTGTGCTGATTGAGCATTTGCCTGAGACTGTGCTTGAATATTTTGCATTTGTAATTGTCTATCTTTTTCAAACTTTTGTTTTCTTCTAAGCTTTAATAATTGATTAGCTAGTTTAAGATTTTTAATTTCTCTTACATCAATAGCGTCTTCTAATTCTATTTGCTTTTGTGAAATTGCCATTTGAATATTGTTTTCAAGCAATTGTTTCTCTTCTACATCGGGTGATAATTCTAAGAATATACCAAAATCATGTATGTGTAAATCATTTATTTCTGCTAATGTAGCCATATCAAATTTACCTAATGATTGTATAAATGATTGTTTTGTATTTGAATATTCTAATACATCTGCTATTCTTAATGATACTGCTTCTGCAGTTCTTAATGTTAAATATAAACCACCTTGTAATATATGCCTTGTAGCTGTATTACTATTTGCAGCTGCAATTTTTTGTATACCAACTAATGCATTTTTATCTGGGGTACTACCATCTCTTGCTTCATTTAAACCTGTTACATCTCTCATCATTTGTAAATAATAATTATAAGATTGTATCAAGCTAGCTATTTTAGCATTACCACCGCCAGCACGTAATTCTTGAATAGGAACTTTACCTCCATTAAAATCACCATCTTGTGTCATTGATCTACCAATAACAGAACCAGTTTGGAAATACATGTTTAATGCTTCTTGTGGATTATAATTAGTACCATTACCTAAATCAACTTCAGCTAATCCATCTGCGTCAAGGTACACTCCATCCGGCACCATTCTTGAAAGTACTTGTTGTAATTTAAGATGTGTTATTTGAATCATGTCAGCAAATGAAGTCATTCTACCTACTAATGATTCTGGTTTACCTTTATATATTCTTGGGGCTACAATTGAATAACTCATTTGTACTTTAGTAATATCTGACTTTGGTCTTGTCATATTTACTGCTTTACCCCATTTAAGTATTTTTTCTTGACCTACAATTTTAGCACCACAATATAAAACTTCAATTGATCTGTTTACTTTTTCAAATCTTGATCTTGCGTCTTTAGGCGGATTAAACTCGTCTGTTTTAACTATTGCTTTTTCAGAACCAGTTGCTGTTTGTTTTATTTTATATACTTGGTTTTCAAAAGTTTTATATTCAAAATATAATATATAAACATAATTTTTATCTTCAGCATCCGATGTAGTATATGTTTTATTATATAGCTTAGTATTTGCAGCACCATTATTTTGCAACTTTTCAATATCCTCATTTGTTAAATATGGAAATTGTTTTTTAAGTTCTGAAATATTAACTCTTCTAACTTCACCTACATAATATATATCATCAAAGTATGGTGATTCAGTATATGAATAAACTAAATCAGCTGGGTCAACATATTCTAATTTAATTCCTTCAGCCGTATTAAAACTATTTTTAACACACGCCATACCTAGTACAGCTATATCATAATCAAGTCTTTTCTTTAATAAATCGTATTTGTTTAAAGCAAATACATTATTTATTGCTTGCTCTTGTGCAATTTCTATTGATTGTTTGTAGTTTAATTGCATGTGAAGATTTAATTCATCTTCATCTTGTGGTATAGTTGTAGGATCGTTTGTGAATGTATTTATGCCTATTGTTGATTGTAACTTGTTTGCATATTCTGCTGCATACATATCGTTAAGCATATCGTTAACAAATTTAGTTCTTGCTTTACTTGCTGCTTCATCAATTGAATATGCTTTTAAATCATATGTTCTTTCTTGTATTCCGTTAACTACTATATCTACAAACTTAGGTATAATAGGCACAGGCTTCCAATCTAAATTAAGATAAGATAAATCACCATTAATAGATAATTCATTCTTATATTTCTGTATACTTTGCTCTCCTCTTGCATATAGTCTTAATCTATGGAAATTGTCTCTATTTGCAAAATAACGTGTACTTCCTGAGTCTTTTTTAAACCATTCAGCTTCAATAGCTTTTGCAACTTGCAAACCATAGCTTATGTCAGCTTTCTCAATGTCAGTAACGGCTTGACTTGGAAAATTACTTTTTGTTGTTATCTTAGCCATCTAGTTTATTATTTTTGAAATATTGCCTTTATTATTGTATTTAGCAAAACTAAAATTTACTTTATTACTTATTTGTCTTATTTGTTGTGGTGCATATAAATGCTTGTTACATGCCATAATTGCTAACCCCGAGCTAATAGCGGCATCAAATTTTGTTCTATTACTTATATCAAACTTAGCCCAATCGTTTAATGTATCATTAAAATATAAATTACCATATGTATTATCTGGTTTTAATCCTACATAACTATTAATGTAACTTTCAATAGCTGCAGCATGAGCTTGTCTTATATCTTCACTTGAATTTGGTATACCACCTACTTCTTTTTCAGCAACTGATAATTTATTCCATATTCTATCAGGTCTATTCATCGAATAACCTCTATATCCTCTTCTTTTTAAATAATATAATAATCTTGGTTTATTATTTTCTGCAAGTATTGGCATACCATAAAATACTAATGCCATTAATACATCTTCAAAAAACATTTCAGCAGTATCAGGTCTAGCTATATATTCTAAAAAGAATTGACTAGCTGGAGCTTTTTCCATACTAAATTTAGTTAAACCATGTAATGAACCTTTAGATCCTTTACCATCTGTTGTTCCTGATATATCATAACTATCACAACCAAATGCTCCAACGTGTTCATTGCCAGGATATTTCCTGCCGTTTTTTATTATTATTTTATTTTGTAGTTCTACATCCGGAACCCAGCTGACTTTAAACCTTCCGTTAGGGTTTGGCGTAAACTGCACTTTTGTGTCTTTGATACCATTTTGCCATGAAAAGCTTCCAGTCGTAACATTAGATGATGTCGTAATACCTTCATTATAATCTATTTGTTCGTATATTTTTGTTAAGTTAAATATACTGTTTTTGGTTTCATCTCTAAATGCGTGTTCCTCTGTTCGTGGGAATTGCCTATAAAATTCATTTAAAGCGTCTTGATCGCCTTTTAAACCTTCAACTTCGTTTTCCCAATGGCTAATAACTCCAACATCAATAATTGATCCGTAGACATCTCTAACTTCTTTTCTCGGTGTTTCGAATACAGGTAATCCATAAGAATCAATGAATCCCTCGAAATTCCATTCCATAGGAATGAACAAAGAATATAATCCGCTACGAGTCTGTCCGTTGCGGTTTCTTTTTGTAACGTCTGAGTCATTATATAGTTTTTTAAAATTATCACCACCTTTGTCAGATGAATTACTTGTTGAACCCATCATACACTTGCCAATAATTTTGCTACCTAATCTTAGCGTGGTTTTCGTAACCCTCCAGTTGTTGAGGATGTTATTGGGCTTTTCCCACTTCCCCGATTCATCATGGACGAGGAGTTTAAGTTTTTCCCCATCATAGGAGTTGTCACCGGTGTTCTTCCAATCGATGGTGGTGTCAAGTCCCTTGAGATCCTCCAAGGTTTCGTCGGAGGCGGGGGCGGTGAGCTTACGACGGGTGTACTTGGTTGCGGGGACACGGTAGGCAAGTTCGGTCTTTGGACGGTCCATTCCGTCCTGGGTCGGCTTGAAAAAGAAGGGATAATTAACTGATATGGGTACCACCTTATCTGTGAACATCTTCTTTGCATCAGGACCGGACTTGGATAATATACCATACCTACTGTCACTTGATATGGTTGCCAAGTTAACCACCTCTCCTGAGGCCATGAAAGAAAACCCGGAACGCCTGTTCTTAAGGTAACACATCCCATAGGATCGTGA